CGACGGGTTCAGGCCGTCCTGCGTGCTGGCCTTGGAATTGATGGGCTTGAAGGTTGCGCCCGTTTCCACCCGGCTGATCGCGTTGGCCCAGCACGCAAGCCCGAATGCCTCCTGCAGGTCGGGCGTCTTCTCCGTCATCCGCTTGGCGACGTTGAAGATGATCCGCGCCTGGCTGCCGGTCGTGGCCGCCGAGATGATCTGGGCGCCCTCTTCCTCTTCACAGCACTGGCAGTACAGCAGGATCGCCGCCGCCAACGTGGACTTGGCGTTCTTGCGGGCAACCGCGAACAGCGCCGAGGTGAAGCGCCGGCTGCCATCCAGGTTGCGGAAGCCGAACAGCTGCACCACGAAAAACACGTGGGACCGGTGCAGCTCGATCTCCGGTCGTGCCCACTTCCCTTCAACGTGGGGCAGCTTCTCGATGAAGTCGCATGGGTCGCATGCGTGCCACTCATCGAACAGGAACGGAGGCCGCTTCCGCTTGGCGCGCTTCAGGTCCGCGAGGAACCGCTTGCCGGCCAGCCGAATCCACTTGCCGAACTTCTTGCCCTTCTTGTCGGCTACCGCCTCTTCGGCATATGCCGTGGCGATGCCAACGTAATCACGCACGGGTCTTCCGCTTCGCCCCGTTATTGGCGAATGAATTTCCTGTCTTTTCGACATCGCCGGACGGCCTGACCTTGCCCTGGGCGACCGGCGTCAGCCCGAAGTCGTTCATCAGGCCGCGCAGCTGGGACACCATCGAAGCCACCGGCGCCAAGCCGGCCGAGTAGAGCTGCACGGTGTTGCCATGCAGCGCGCACAGCTGGCCGAAGGCAGAAAGCCCTGCCTCGGTCAGCAACTTGTTCGCGTGCAGGATTGGCGCCAACCGGTCCCATTCCTTGATAGCATGGGCGTTCGGCAGCCAATCAGGCGCCGAGGGGACATCCGACACGAGTGGTAGATCGACCGACGCCGCGGGTTCACGATCCGGACGGTCCGTCCCCGCCACCACTTTCAGCGATGTCGGCTTACGAGGATTACCCATGGTTCGTTCCATCAGCGCAACGGCTGAACTGATAAAAATGGTTTTTCCCAACTGACGGTGAGAAAGAACGGGTGGGCGTATGGTCAGGTGAGAATGACTCTCAAACTTTTGACCTCCCCCTCCCCGTTTTGTTAATTTTTCGTTAAATATCGTTCCATTTATGGAACACGCGTCGGCCGGACGGCGTTCCCGAATCCACCGTCTTCCCTAGCCGTTTTGGCGTCGTGGCAGCGCTTGCAGAGGGCCTGCCAGTTGCCGGTGTCCCAGAACAGCGCTTGGCAGCGTTTGTGCGGCTTGATGTGATCGACCACCGTAGAGAGCCTCACTCGGCCGGATCGCTGGCACTCCACACAAAGCGGCGCTCGTTTGAGGAACGTCTCGCGGGCCTTCTGCCATCGGGAGCCGTAGCCCCGCTGGGCGGTGGTCAACCGGACGGACTCAGCTGGTACGTGCGCAGCGGCAGCAGCCTTGTATGGCCGATGCTTCGGAGCTCGACTCGGCACTACTTACTCACCTCGACGAGGGCGGAACAGGCGGCCGGCAACAGTCATCCTGCTCACCCGATTCTTGGGCTTCCAGCTTCGCCAGAAGCACACGCACTGCGGCGAGGTGGGCGTCACGCACTTGCCAGCTCTTCGCCTTGCCGACGCGCTTGGCCGCCGCAGCCAGCTCTGTGCTCAGCTGCACTGTAAGCACGGTCAGTGGGCGATGGCCCGGAGACCAGGTCACGGTCCATTGCCTCCAGCAGCCTGATACTCAGTCACTACGGCTTGGCAGGCGCGTAGCTGGTCGTCGGCGTCGCGTCCGATTCGAACAACTCTGCCCGCAAACTCTTCTCGGCGCTGGGTTGCCGCATCACGTTCGAGGGCGCCGGCTGCGGTTTGGGACAGGAGGTCGGTGTGGCACGCGGCGAGGTCGTTGCGCAGGCGGAGAGCACCAGAGCGCAGGTCAGCCACAACAGCATCAACGACGGCCGGGGCCGCAGCGCGGTCTTCTTCATGCTTCGCTCCGATGGTGGCCATGGTGTCGGCCTGGGTGTGCTCCGTGGCGCGGGACTTGTTGACCTGCTCCACCACGGCGGCGCTTGCGCCTGCCTGCTGTCGGGCTTCTGCGCCCTCTGCGCGGTCGCCGCGCCAGGACCAGCCCGCCCAGAAGGACAAAGCCAGCGCCAGAGCAGCGAGCAAGGCATAAAGACGGATCATTACGGCATCTCCGGCGGGATCACCGCGCCGACCTGGCGCATGGCCGACTCCAGCGACATGACCCGCAGCCTCAGTCGGTGGGCCTCTTCCTGCGCCGTCATGCGCAACTTGATTTCCTCGGCCAGCTGCAGCGTTGTCGCCGCCTGGGATTCCTCCAGCGACTTCACGCGCTGCACCAAGCCGTTCAACAGGTCGACGTTGGCGTCTGTCTCGGTCCGCTCTTTGCGGCGGGAGAGCAGCGCCCCCCAAGTTTCCCTTGCCACCCAGAACGCGGCGAGACCGCCGGCCATCCACCACGGGACGGTTTCCTCGGTCATGACACGACCACGCCACCAGCTTTGCGGTAGGCCGCCAGCAGGTCTTCCAGCTTCCGCTCGTGCTGGCCGTAGCCAGCGCCCGGGAGGCTCGCCCAGATATTGCGCACGAAGCTGATTGCCTTGACCACCTGGCCGGCCTTGATCAGCTCCAGCGCCCGCCGCTCCCTGATCTGCTGGATAGCGATCAGATCTTGGCTGAGCGGTGAGAAGTCCTTCAGCCCCAGCAGCCGGCGGTACGCGTCGTAGTACCGCGACAGCAGCTGGTAGCGACCAGCCGCCGTGGACTTGATGCCCAGCCTGGGCAGCGAAACCAGCTCGCGCGGGTGGTCGGCATAACCGGTGAACAGCCTGCCTCCCACGATCACGTCATAGCCGTGATCCTTGGTCGGCTGCTTGCCGTTGTCGGTGCCCTCGGACCAGGCCAGCATGTCCAGGAACGCCACGACGTTCACGCCGCCTGCTTGTTGGGGAGTGATGCGAGCCACGGGCTTTCTCTGTCAGGGCGCCCGCCCCGCCGCCGGCTGGGCGCAAGGGTTGATCCGGTCTGGGAAGCGGGCAAAGAAAAGCCCCGATTGTTGGCGGGGCGGGGATCGTGCGCGATGGTGACAACTGTGGCAGGGAAACTGCGGGGGCATCAACCCCGCACTAGCGAATAGTCGCCCGGTGAAATTGGTACATGCAAATTATCGCTCGCTTTCCATCCTCCTCCATGATCCGCCTCGGATGAGTCTTAGATTCGCGCATCCGATTGTGAAGTCGGTTGACGTGACCTTCCGTAAGGCGATGAACGTACCCACGGCGCAGTTGGCGGAGGGCCTGGATTTCATCCAGCAGGCTTTCATCGAACAGCTTCTCTGCCCGACACTTCTGGACATCTGATTTAGAGTTCCTGAATCCGCCATCTCTCAGCTCATCGTCAATTACTTGGTCGATGAATGCGCAGGCGAGCAAGAAGGCAGCGATGAAGTGGCCGTCGATGAAGCAAACGCGCGCCTCTTCCAGGAGAAACAGCGTGTCCGCCGGACCTGCTATGGATCCGACATCCACCACATGAGGAGCCATCCACTCTATTCGGCCCACCCTGACATCCAAATCGTCCGCGTCAACTCTCTCCAAGGCCAACCTGAGCTTATCCCGTATCTCCATGGGGCACCTCCTAGTAAAGTCCGCGTGAATTAGACCACTTAATCCCATGCTTCCCTCTGGCGCCGTAGAGGACTAGAGTCCAGTTTGGTCCCTTGGAAGGGGACCAAGGTGGCCCTCCAGCTGCTTAATGGGATGCATCCTCACCAGCCCCTCCACCCCCAGAAACGGTCGGCTTCGTACGCGACGACGGCGGCGGGGAGAGATCAGGCCAAGGTGGGTGTCCATTTCGATCTCGGAACCCCGGCTCGAGACGGTAGACCGACGTCGTAGCAACGCGACGATAAATAAGGCCAAGATCGCTAACGCGGTCCTGGTGGCCACTGGGATCGCCTATGCCGGAAACCCCGACATGATCGATATCCAGATCAAGATCAAGGTGGACCTGGTCAAGTTGCTGAAGGCTTGCCTTCCGTACTTGCTCCTCCTGATCAAGTAAGTAGTGCCGAGCCCGGGCGCATCAGGCGTCCGGGCTCACCTTCAGGCCGCATCTCGCTCCAGCGCGCGCGCAAAGTGCCAACCGGCGTCCTGCTCGGCCTCACTGCACTTCTGCAGCATCCACTCGTAGACGGCGCGCCACCGCTCGCGGTAGGTGGATTCGTCCCGGCCCAGCGCCGAGGCACGGCGGCGATCGCTTACGGCCACCACCCCTGACCCGCCGCAGACCTTGCACATCACCCGCAGGTCGCCCGACATCACTTCCCCCCTGCCGTCGCAGGCGTGGCAGTGCGGGCGCTTGGCAATCTCGCCAATCACCGCCGCAGCCAAGGTGGGCAACGATTCCAAGGTGCTCATCGGCCAGCACTGTGCCTTGATCTGGCCCAGCCGGTGCGCCGCTCGGTCGCGCTCGGCTCGCTGCTCGGCCGTCACCGCACCCGCCCAGCCCATGCACACCTCGGCAAGGCCCAGCTCAGTGCGCGCGTCCGCAAGGCGGCGCTGCTGCCGACGCAGCTCGGGAGTCACCAGGGCGATCACTGCATCCCGCAGCTTGTGCCGGCGCAGGGCCGCGCCGTCCGGCCACCAGCAGGCCTCCAGCAGCTCCCGGCCCAGCCCGGCAGGCACCATGCCCAGCGCGGCCGCAATGTCCTGGTTGGTGAGGTCGGGCGTCCCGCCGCGGCCGGTGTCGAACTTGACGGTGGACGGACCCAGGCGGGCCATCAGCTCACGGACGTTTGCCATCTTCACTCCCCAGTTGATCGTTGGTTTGTCCCGCACCGGTGATGCGCACCACCACCTGCCCGCCCGGGCGGCGCTCGCTCTTCACGTCCGGGTGGCTCTTGAACCGCTTGTCGTCGATGCCCAGCACCTGAGCGATCCCGTCCCGGTACGCCTTGCAGCGGCCGAGCATGTTGTCGTCGTCCGGCAGCTTCTTGCCCGGCGCCTGGTAGAAGTCCAGCCACAGGTGCAGGCGACCCGCCGGCAGCCACACGTCGCGCCATCCGGCCTCGAAGGCCAGCACCACGGCCATCTCGCGCGCGAACTTTGTGGCTTCCGCCCTGCGGCGCCAGTTGACTCGCGAGTTCGGCGACAGGTCCTTGCTCGGCCAGGGCAGCACCAGCTCCAGCGCGCGCTCAGTCACCCGACACCTCCGGGCGAACCCTGATCATTGCTTGCCACACCTCCCATGCTTCCTCGGTGTTGGTACACGTCACAGACGCTCCGGCCCGTTCCATGCGCGCAGTCGGCTGCACCGGCACCAGGACGTAGCCTTCGGCAGGCACCGGAGCGACACGCCGGTTCCAGGCTTCAACCGCGCCAGTCTCCGTCTCCGCCGTCGGTCCCTCGCAGAAGCACGTGTTGCAGTACACCGCCTGCTTCTGGCCACCGCGGATGCTGGGGACAGCGCTTTCAGCAACCTCGGCACCCCAATCGCCACAGAACGGGCACAACGCGATCTCAGCCCTCTTCTCGATTTCGCTCATGCCGCCCGCTCCATCTGCTCCCAGCTCGCCGCCAAGCGC